TTGCTTTTTCTCTTGACGATGGACGTAGGTATTCAGCACCTAACGCTAACTCAATCGCTCTGACATGCGGGATGTACATATAAGTAGCCTGTGGAGTATAGAATGGTTCTGCATCATTGACATCAATCTTACGCCCTGAAAAACACAATTCACTCATGGCAGTCCAATCTCCCACAATTACAGGAACTCCACACGCTTGCGCTTCTACGATTGGTATTCCAAATCCTTCACCCATTGAAACTAACATAAAAACATCCATTGAACTGTAAAGCATTCTCATAAAATCAACAGGCGCTCCACAAAAAGAAAAGTAAGGATCGGTAAAAATTACATCCTTGCCAATTACCAATCCGTTTTGAGCACATAATTCTCTGAAGTGAACAACTCCTTCCATGCCCTGTCCATCATGGGTATGCAAAAGGTAAACCGCTTTAGGGTGCTTTTGTTTGAACAGGGTAAAAGCACTGATCATTTCAACAAAAGATTTTCTAGACGGGTGAGCGCCCTTATTCATTGCAACCGTTCCTATGATATATGCGTCCTTTGGGAGTTTTAGCTTTTCGCGTGCTTCTTGTTTGTCCATCGGATAGTATTGTTTTGTGTCAACCCCGTGGGGTACGTAGTAACAATCTAATCCGGCTTCTTTTGTTTTTTCTTCCCCATAACGACTCATGGCAATTCGTTTGTAAGCCGCCGTAAGTCTCTCTCTTACTAATGGTGGCATGGGGTTTGAATCAACAGGGTAGTATGCTATCCATTTAAAGTCACTCGGAATAGTTTCCGGCTGTATCACCCAAGCGTCTGTTAAACTAAACATGATGTTAGTTCCAAACCTGCGAGTGTGCTCTACCCAAATATCTTGTCCATAGGGATGTGCTGCTTGAGGAAAAACTGTAATACCGTTGATGTTTAGCGTATTCCCGGACAACCCACAATAAGCGATTAGTGCCGGGTCATGCCCGTCCGCTTTCATTTTTGGCAGGAATAAGGATGTTTGTACCCCATAACCAGATCCCCACCAAAAAGCATTTGATAAAAATGTGAATTTCATCTGAGTCCCTTTCAGAATCCCGGTTACTGGCAGGCAGGGGTGGGATATGCCCTCTTCGCCTCTAGATGCTATCCTGCCAGTTTAATGTTACCGACCCATCACGGCGTTAAACCCACCGGTGATGTTCATTGCGCCAGCGTTTACGGCGGTTCCAATGTATTCAAGTGCTACATATTCACCACCATCAACCCAGCCGTCTGATATCGTAGAGAACCCGGCGCGGATAGTACCAGCAGTCCATGCTCCAGTTCCAGAGATTGAGCAGATAGTCCCTGTGGGAGTTTGTGAGGTTCCACTTGCTAAAGTGACAAGTGCGAACCCAGGGGCAGATCCAGCGGCAATTGCAACGTCAGAAACAATAAACGTTTCGGTTACGGTAAATCCACCGCCGTTAGCATCAGCAGGTGCTTTAGCAAAAGGCAATCTAACTGTACCTTCATACACGGTTCCAGAAAAGTGGAAAGAGTTAGTAATGTGATCCATATTATTCTCCTCTCTTAGCTTTCCGGTTTGGTAGCATCAGCAACGATCATAACGCCCAATTCAGGACGCCATACGCCACAAGCGTATACAGCAGACATATTGAACTTATATCCGATACGGTCGGCATCACGGGCGGGTTCGATAACTATTTTCTTACGCCAGTCAATTGCCAACGCATTTTGCGGGAAAACACCGCCTTTAAAGTTACTAGAACTATCAGGATCGGCAAACACCTGATAGAAGTCAACTCCTAGAGCGCGGAAAACAAACCCGCTACGAGTCATCTCTTCAGTGAAAGAAGGAGCCTGTGCCAAAGAAGAGCCAGCCACAGAAGCGGCTTTAGCCAAAACAGCGTATTGATAGCCATGAAGAACACAAGCCAACGGAATTTTAGAATTCTTGTTAGCGTTACGCGCCTGAGCAATTGCAGCGGTAATCCATCCCCAAGTTACTGGAGAGCTGGCAGTACCAACGGTTCCACCTGTCAATGAAGCCATCAAAGTAACAAGATCGTTTTCAACCTTGTCGGACGCGGCTAGTCCAAGTTCATTAGCAACGTCATTAACAATTTCTTCAGGGAGCATGGATGAAGCGCGTGCGTCTGAAACAAAGGCACCTTGAGCGATGATCTTAGGAGTTAAATCCTGATCAGCCGAAGGTGTAAAAGTGGCACTCGTGATAGCGTCACCGTCTGAAATTTCAACAGCAGATAGTTGGTTGTATTTATAACCACGCCGGACATTCATACCGGTCGAGTCTCTAAACATCTTAACCAAATTCTGCATAGTAGAGGTTTCACGCACTACAAAGTGTGCATCCTCTTCAATACGTTGGGCGATACTTGATACGTCACCCCAAATGTTATAACCCATAGTTTACTCCTTTTAGATTCCTAATCGTTTCCTCCGCTCTGCATCTGTCTCTGTCACCTGATGATCACCACCTGGATTCGTTGCACTTGCAGGATTCGGCTTCTTTGGTAATGTTTCCAAAAGTTGTTTAGCGTCCGCTTCAATTTCTTCGGGTGTCTCACCCTGTAATCGAAGTGCTAAAACTTCTGGTAATCCTAACTTTGAAGCGGTTGATTGTTTCAGTTGATTGATTTTCAATGTTTTGTTTTCCGCTTCCAGTGCTACACGCGCCTTTTTTTCTTTGTCAAGTTCGGATAACTCAGCGTCCTTTTTTGCCTGTTCGGCTTGTTCAAATGATTGAATCTTTTTGAAGTGACGCGCCGCTTCTTCTTCCTTGTTTTTCGCGTGCAGTAGTAACCTTTCGTTTTCAGCTTTCAACTCTTCAAGAGTCATTGGCTTTTCTGGTTGCGTTACCACTGGTTGGATTACAGGTTCAACCGTTGGTGTAGGTGTTACAGTTCCCGTCACGGGAGGCGTTAAATTTTGGTCTGTCATCTCGACACATATCCCTTTCGTGAATTAATAACAAAATAGACAGTCCCGAATGGGATTGCCTTATAACTACATAAAAGCGTTGGCTATTGATTTAGTACGGAGTGCGCATCACGCGCTAAGAACATTGTACCACTATTTACTCAAATATGAAATAACTATTTGCAAATGACTTACTACCCGTTCCTCGTGTTCTAATCCAGATTCTTGCATTTCGTTTACTACGATATGTAATAACTCATGGATGATAATTTTTTCTATTTCCTTTTCTTCCATGTCTTTAAGTTGAACATAACTAAAATCAAGGTCGGCTGTAAAGTATTTCCATGAAGTATCGCACCTGGCAACCGTACAATGTCCTTGAGTTGTTGATTCACCTAAATAGTCACGAATATTGAAGTTGATAGTCCACATCCCAAGAAATAGATTACATTTCCATTTCTTCAAATACTTGTTGATTATCTTATGAAGCTGATTAACTGTCACGTTTCACCATCGCTTGTGCATAAACCATAACGATCTTACCGTCAAGTCCGCGGTAATTTGTTACTGATACGCCGCCTTGACATTGATAACCAAGTTCTATGTTTGCCTCAACTAATACTATTAAATCAGGTAGTATTTGCGCATGACAAACACGATAATTTCCAGCGTATTCTTTTAATAATTCAACGGAATCGTTAACAGTCATTCCTTTTTTTACATCCGCTCCAATTATTTCAAACTTCGGTTTATTCTTACTTCCATTTTTTTCTGTAATCCACCCATTAGTTTCTAATTGTTTTATTACTGCCTTTTTTAATTCTTTTTCGGCTTCACTTTTTGGTTTATTCGGCGTTCCTTTTTTTCTACTCATTCTTCTCCTAGTGAATTTCAATCATGTTCAAATCGCCACAATACACACCAATAGGAATCTCATCTTGGTTCTTTCCTTGCATATCTGGCCATGAAAAATCTATGTATTGTATTTCTGTGTTTTCGTCAATCTCCTTTTCTTTTAGTTGACTATCAACATAATCCCTAAATTGTTTCCATGTCATTATTGACATTTCATTCTCCTATCAAATCCTTTAGCGGAGTAACTGCTCTCATAGTACCATAAACTTCATCTTGTCTTTGCATAGACAATTTAGACAATTCAAACTTATTTTCTTTGTATGCTTCATACTTACCTTGACCCATTAGATCACGCTGTTTGTTTTCGTCTAAAGACTTGAACCAATCCTGACCAGCGGTATCACTGCCTAATGGATTATCAGATCCGATTGTTACTGGAAGCATCGCACAATGTCCGTTGTAATGATCGTCCATAACCTCATCGTTAGTGTGAAACGTGCCGTGCATTACTACGCATGACATACAGCACACGTCATCTAAAGTAGACATCCACACCCAGCCTTTTACCACGTCTGAATTAGCGATATAACTTGCTCTGTTCGCCTCCCGATAGCTGTAAATTTGCACAGTCCTTGTCATCCGTAAAGCGTCCGTAAGACCGTTGCCTAGACTATTCTTAATCAGTCCTGCGATTGTCTTTGGATTCTTACCAAGAGCCACATTATCAATAATTGTTTGTGCAACCTTCAGCGCGTTTTCACCTGCGAGTTTATCCAGGCGCTTCATAAGTGGTGATCCTTCGCTAAAGTAACTGACTAGATTCTCAATAGCCTTCGGGTTTAGATTCTTGAAACTCGCAGCCGCAGCCGGATTACCTGCTAAAGTCAATAACCTGGCATTCGTCACTCCCATTTTTACAGCATCGCTTGCGGCTTGCTGCATGATAGTTCCTGCGTACCCTTGAAACTTTGTGAGTTCCTTTTCTATCTCGATAATCAATGACTTGTAAGAATCTAATTTCCTTATACTCGCGGAAGTGATCGTTTCCATGTTCGCCATTTCAAGAGTCAATACTTTTATCTTGTCCTGAAGCCGTGCGTACATATCCCCATAAGCCTTGATAATTTGAGACAACGCTTTATTATCCCGCGCCCCTAATGCTTTACGGAATTGTTTAGCAAGTTCTACTATACTTACAGGTTGTTGGTCTGTCATTGTTTGTCAATCATGTCGCACTTACAATCAATCACTTTTACAGAAACGTTACTGCCACTAATAAAATACCCAGCCAGGTTGTCACACCCTCTTTTTCCACACGGCGCATACCAACAAGAATGACAACCTTGAGTTGAATATTCTTTGAGTTTACAATTTATAATCTCTACCACGTTAGTTACTGGTTGATCGGTCATTTTTCTATATGCACCAATTTATCAAAGTCATTTAAATTCCAATAATACCCTACTCCAATAAAAAACTGACTTCCGACAAACATCATCTTTCCATCAAAATAACATAATTCTTTTCCATCATACCCATTCATGTGTACTCTATTACAAAAATCATCATCGGATTCGCATGTGTCCCTGATTAACTTTAGTCTCTTTTCTACCTCTTTGAAATAATTTATTTGTTCGGTTCTAAACTTCTCTTGCCATAAAGAATAATCATCGGTTTTATTTTTTACATAATTTCTAAAGCCGTGATAAATACCTATCCAATTTGCTTTATTTTCTTCCATCCTCTAAACCTCCTCAAACTTTCCGCTAACTGGCTTCCCGTCGACTATCTTAGTTTCAACTCTCATAACCGTTTCTTGCTCTTGCGATTCCATAACTTCAACTAAACACGGTTCATTACCAGATAGCGCTTGCTTACAGGTTGATTGTAGCATGTCCTCGTTTTCCAATAGATAATACTTGAATCCGTAAACTTCGGCTATTTTCTTCAATGGTGGTAATGTAAGTCCGCTTTTATCAGTTGATCCAACGTACCTACTCTCAAAATACTTATTTTGTGTATTGACAATCGACCCGTAACCGCCGTTATTTATGACAAAAAACTTGATAGGCAGTTTCAACCGTCTTACAACTTCCAACTCTTGAATATTCATCTGGAAGCCGCCGTCACCGGTCAAGCAGATTGTTCTCTTACCAGTGGCGATACATGCTCCGATAGCCATAGGCTCCGAACCCATAGCACCCAAAGCCCCGGCAAACGTGAACCGCTGCCCAAACTTCGTTTTCCATGCCTGGAATAAATGACATACTCCATTACCAGACATTCCAGGTGAGATAATATCATCTTTGGTGCATAAGTCGGATAGGGTATCAATCAGTCGGTAATTATTTATCATAATTCAATATCGCTTTCAACCTCATTTCCCCATACGTCCCAGCCTTCGGTTTTCTGCCGAGCGAATAACTCTACTCGCGGAAGGTCGCCCATTAGTTCAACTATCCTACTTTTTACTTCATCAGGCTTCTTGCTGTGAATGATTGCCTTTTCTGAAACGAACTGTCTTACTCCGCCCGATTGTCGCTTTGGGTGTCCTTTTGTAAACAAGAGGCAAATTTCAGCACCTTTTCTAGTCCAATAACCCATTCCAAAATTTTGCTTGTCCCAAACAAATCCAACGGTTTTGTAAGTAAATCCCCATTGTTCTCCAATTTCTATTGCGTTTTTTAGGTGAGCATCCTGTGTCCACATAAATAAAATTGAGTTATCGCTTGAAATATTTTCAATTGGTAATGATTTTATGGCATCAATGGTCATAAGTTGATAATGAATATCTGGTGTTTTTTTTCTTCCGTTTACAGAATAGGTAGACCATTCCCACGGTGGGTCAGCATAAATAATTTGATATTTTTTCATTTTATAAATACATTCTCTTTTTGCAACTCTTTACAATCTCTAACCCATTGACCATAATCCCCGCCTATTTTCAATGCACACAAAAACTCTTTTATATCAGCGTGAATCTTGACCCATGAGTCATCAAACTTATTCAATTCCGCTTTGTCAATGTCTACCACTATCTTGACCGCGTCCGGTGCAACTCCATCTAAATTATACGCCACTTGGTCATAATTCATTTGCGCGCCCAAGACTAACAATAAATCACACGTTTGCTGAATCTTATTCGCCGCACGTTGACCAATCGCTCCTGGTCTACCTGCATAAAGCGGATGATTGTCTGATAATAGCCCTATACTCTTCCAAGTGGTTAGAACAGGACATTTGAATCCATCAATGAGGTCGAAAAACTGTTTTTCAGCATTGCTTGCTATAATTCCGTATCCCGCGAAAATAACAGGCTTCTTACAGCTTCTAGTCAACCTTTTTACATTATCAACCCCAACGGCTATATTCTCTTTGTTTTGCCAATCATTCCATTCATTAGGTAACACACTAAACGACTCAAGTTTATCCGGTTCTATTTCAGCACTCTGAATATCTAAAGGTATATCAATCCACACCGGAGCTTTTCTACCAGTTGTAGCTGCGTGAATCGCAGCACCCAAATAAATTTTTATCTTTGACGGGTCTTTTACTGTCACTGAATATTTAGTAATGTGTTCAACCATTGAAAGTATATCGACTTCTTGTGAACCTTTATACCTTAGTCCACTTTCGCCAATCATCTGTGAAGTTTGCACTTGCCCAGAAATAAACATTACGGGTACAGAATCCATCCACGCTGCTAAACACGGCGTGATCGCGTTTGTTCCACCTGGACCCGTTGTAACTACGCATAATCCTAACTGATTTTTCATCTGTGAATACCCGAACGCCATATAACCAGCGCCTTGCTCATGTAAAGCGGCGGTGTATTCCATCTTACGACCAACAGCGTCATTAATCCACATTGATCCGCCCCCGACTAACATGAAGGCGCGTTTGCAATACTGTGAGACGTAATCTATGACAAAATCGGCTAGTTTCAAATTACGATTACCTCATTATCACACTCTGATTTTAT